TCTGGTTTTGGATCGATCAACTTGGGAACACGACCAGGTAGCGGTGGAATAGAGACAAAGTCCACGACTTTAAACGCTTTGTGCGCCATGCAGTTCATTTGTTGCCTAAAGCAGACAACGCAGGGCGCTACATACGTTCAGTGGGCGCCTCTTGGAAACGCCACTGTGACATGGGCCTAAAATTTAAAACAGAAAACCTAAACGGAGGTTACAAAAATGTCAAACAACGTAATTCCGCAAGTAAGCGGAAACAACAACATCGTCAAGCTTGTTGACGCTGAAGGCAAACCGGAATATTTTATCCGAATGTTCAAGCAGGGACACGAGGTCTTGATTCCTTTGACTGACTTGATGGATAAGATTAACGGCGATGTTGACGAAATCAAGAAACTTATTCCGACAGACACGAGCGAGCAGAACCCGCTTGTAAACAACCTTAAACTTTATAAGGAACTTCACCGAGTCCCGAATAGTGGAACGTTGCTCGCTGGTGCAAAGGTCGGCGACATCCTTTGGGTTGACCCAGCGAACGGCGACAAGTACTTCCTCGACAAGTCAATTTATCCGGTATCCAAGGCGGTGGAAGACGGCCTCGAATCCGTTGGCGTTGTCGCTGACGTGAACGGTCGCAAGTTGCTCGTTCTCCACAAGGATGAGTCCACTGATTTGCAGTTCGCAAACTGCTGGCTGTTCAAGGTTATAGGCATCAATCTTGACGGGACTACAAATACACTCAACTTGCAGCAGCACGCAAGCAACGATGCCGCAGTCGCAGCCGGAACGTTCACTGATAACACGTCCACTACGCTTGCCGATTTCTGTGCGGCTCTTGATGCTTGGCTTAGAGAGCATCAGACTGTAGAAGGCGCATCTACTACAAACTGGCATTGTGAATTGATGCCGGACGCTGACGGGGTAGACTCATGCTTCATCGTTGTCGATACGAATAGTTCTCAGAACCGATTGTCACCCATCGCCAGTGGTAGCACCGCCACGGCTACTTTGTACATGTGGCAGTTTGCAAATCAGACGACTGACAGGAACACGCTGCTTCGAAACAACGGATCCAGAGTCTATTATGCAGGGTGGAACAAGGAAAGACTTATCGAATGGTTCAGCAACCCGTCAAATGCGAGCATTGAACCGTCAAACAACCCGAATGGATCGGGGATTCTCAACCTGACGGACTTCAACGGCACAAGCTATCCTGCCGTTAAGGAATATTACGGTGACTACGAGACCTACATGGAAGCAATGATGATGAAGTGGCCCAGTGAAACCGGCTCGCAGTCTGCATTTGCAGGTACAGGTCACGATATCGGGCTTGTCCTCGGGACGCATACGCACAAGAATCTCGCCGGAGAAACGGTCTACACGTTCCCAGCTAACAGATACTCTTATACGAGAGCTACGGAAGCAACACGTAAGAGCGATGACTTGGGCGATGGTAGCTGGTATTTGCCGGACGTTGTAGACTCGTTCAAGGTTATCAGCAAGATGAAAGTTGACGGTACGGACGCGATTAATGATAGTTTGTCTGCAATTTCCTCGCGGCGCGGGTTGTCGGGGTTGCGGTGGTGTTGCTCGCGTACTTACAACAATGTCAGTTGGTTAATGAATACCAGGGGCGATTTCAGCAGCTACAACTACTTCGCCAGTAGAGCTAGGTGCTGCGCGGTTGCGCTCTTGGAATATTAATTATTAACTTATTTGCAATCCCGTAAGGGATTGCGGAGCTTAATATGAACAAAGACTATTGGAATAGTGAGAAAAATTCTTTTTCGACAAAGGAACTAAAGCACTCATGACACCCGAACTTATAGCCGCCATTATTGCATGCCTCGGAGCGATTTCCGCTTTCCTCAAGGCTCGTTCTGACGTGACGGAAATCAAGAAGGAACGGACAGAAACGAAGTCTGAACGCGACCGGGACTCGCAGATACTGCACGACAACGTGATAAAGCTACAGTGTACATGCGAGACGCACAAGGCGATTATCGACAGGCAGCAGGAAATTATCGACAAGAGCAACAATCAGATTTTCATGCTCAATAACCAGCTCGCAAAGGTAATCGTCAAGATGGAGAACATCATCGACTGCCTCAAGGAGCTAAAGGACGACTTCAAGGACAAGGGGAAATAGACATGGTCTTGCTGCTTGTTGTTTTCGCAATCGGTTTCGTTATAACGGAGTTCGTAAATGACGATTGAAAGGGTGCTTTTGGCGGCTCTTGTCGCAGACATTGTCGCCTTCGTCTTGCTAATCTTTAACGAGGTTTAAGAATGGACAAAAAAAGACAGTTGCACAAGTACGGCTTTAAGGTGCTTGGCTTCGCGTTTGACTACGGACGCGACCAGCTCGGAACGATAACTCAGAACGACAGAAGACGCTATCTTGTCGAGGGGGCGATAAGCCTAACCGTTGCCACTAACCAGGGCGAGCTAAAGGTTACTACCGCCCCGGGATTCGTGTTCGACGGACGCAGCGGACCGAAGATTGTGGACTGGTACGCACCAAACCTCGGCTCGTTTGAGGAACGGCTCTGCTGGTTCGTTCACGACTGCAACGGGTACGGGCTTGACCTGGGCTTCGAGGACACGAACGTATTGCTATACGCCATGCTCCGCGACTTGGCGAAATACCGCACAGCGAAGGCTTCGCTCATCCAATTCGCGGTGAGTTTGTCCGATTCGTGGTACGGAGAGCCGAAGGAGGGCGACTGGTGTCGCTGCAACGTGGGCAAGGTGAATACCGTATGGATTCCGAAGAAGTGAGGATTGAAACATGCTTACGCTAGTCCGCTATACTCGCACGGAAACGGCTATCCTGGGCTCTCTATATCTCAATGGGGCCTTTATATGCTACACGCTCGAAAACTCCGTCAAGGCGATTCCGTGCGGCATGTACACTGTGCAAAATTCGCAAAGTCCAAAATTCAAGCGGGAATTACCATTGATCTGGAACGCGGAAGTTCCGGCTAAACGCGGGGTTCGTTTGCATCGTGGGAACTCGTACAGTGACAGTAGCGCGTGCGTATTGGTTGGTATGGGTCGAGATGATAAAAAGGACTTAATAACTGAATCTGCGAACGCCGAAATCATGGTAACGATGATTTGCCGTAACGAAACGAATCTTGTTATTGTCAACAATGACAAGTAGAGAATGACAAACAAATGATATTAACGATACCATACGAGACGCCGAGCAAGAAGAACAGCCGCATAGTGAGCCGCAAGACGGGGCGATCGTTCCCGTCCAAGGCTTACGGGCAATGGCACATCAAGGCGGTTCTTTGGCTACGGACGCACTACACGCTAAGTCCGCTTGGCGAAGGCCCGTTCATGGTGCAGATGGAGTTCCGTCACGGAACGCTACGGCGCAGCGACGCGGACAACAAGGCAAGCTCAATTCTCGACCTGCTCGTAGACATGAAGATATTGCCGGACGATAGCTGGAAGGTCGTTCGTTCGCTTTACGTTACGAACTCTTACGACAAGGGTAACCCGTCTGTAACCGTTAAGATATTCCCCTACACAGAGGACAATGTAAATCCGTAGTCGGGGAGGCTACAAAAAGGCCCTCGGTGAGCGATCATCGGGGGCTTTCGGTTTTATGTTCTTGGCTTCGATTTGAACCAACTCAAAAGTTTACTATCGCAAGGTTCAAAAAATGGGTCGCAATTACAAGAGCTCCTGCCGATAGGACATTTTTCACAGCCTAGCTTGAAAGACGAATTTTCCTTGCCGATATTGTCGATAAAATCTTCAGGTTTTAATGAATTTAGCCAGCGTTTAAAATTTGTCATGTGATTTTCAGCCCTTTTATAAATTCTTCAAACTTATCGTAGTCGCACTTTTCATCGTCATAGCACATTGACGGTTCGTCCTTGAACGGACATTCTCCGCAAATGCCATCTTCCGAAATCGACGTAAAATAATTGCACATTCCGCACCATGCATTTGTAAGGCTTTGATGCTTGTAATTCTCGTCGATCATTTTTTCCACCTCATGCCCATTATCGCCTCACAAACATAGCGTGGTCTTTTATTCGCGGTGCGCCCCAGGAGCCGCCTACAACGGTAACTGGAACGCCGCAAATTGTAGCCATCTTTCCGTTCCGGTCGATGTAGTTTTTCACTGTTTCCTTTACTTCTCTGAACAGGTAAAGGGTATTATCTAGCAACATCTTTTTCGGGTCGAGTGCGTCCCTATTGCCAGCACTAACCTATTGCAATCGGTTAGCCATTTCTTGTGGAGACCACTTTTCATTATTTGACTATTTAGAGCCTCGGCCGGATTCGAACCGACATCTAGCCGCCCCTTCATGGAAGTGGGACGGGACACGCTCGCGGTGCTTCCATTCACCGCCGTGCTGCCTAACCGTTAGGCTACGAGGCTATTATTTTTTTTACTTCTTCGGGCGTTATTTTGTCCGCGTTCTTCAATTCAATTTTGGTCAGCATTTCCAAATCGACAGAATTTGGCAACGCTTTTTCTAAAGCATCCATCAATTCTTTTTCATAATTACCGGACAGGAATGGCAAAGGGTCATGGAATCGCTTATTTCTTCGGGCTTGAATTTCGTCCAAATCGGTGCAGATTCGTCCGAGAGAATCTTTAAATTTGTCCATGTTGAAATGCTCACGAAATTCTTCCGGCAATTCAATTACAAGTTTCATTCTTCCTCCACTATAGATTCACTTGTTACAAAAATTCTGCATTTAGACGGGTCAAAATGATTATAAATGAAGCGAGCAAATTTTGCTTTGAATAATTCATCAAAACCATATTCCCATTTTATGGGATAGCCTTCTTTTTGAATTTGCTTGAGTTGGTCGAAGAATTTTTTTCTCGTTACAACTTCATTACTTATTGTGAATAACCTAATTTTCTTTTTCATAAAAAATCCTAAAATAATTCGCCATCACTATTTATTTCAACCAAACATTCCATCGGGATTTCAGTTTGGTCAGAAATTTTTCTAAAACTGTTTTTACTATCTCGGAATTGAGTTTTTCCTTTTAATTCTTCAGTGTATTCTTCGTCCACATGCTTTTCGACGATTTTGTTCAAATCGTTTTCCAAATCCTTAACATCGTTTTCAATACTCGACACATCGAGAACGAGCGAATAACTGGCATATTGTTTTCCGGTATTGGCATCGGTGACCATGTCCGTTTTAATGTTCATGCCCTGCTTTTTAAGGTCGGAAATTCGAGACGCCAAACGAAAACACCCGAACAAGTTAAGCGCTTCCAACGGCGTCAATTTGTGACCGTTTTCAAGATATTCCTTTATTCTTTGGTCTTGCGTTTGTGCCATTTTATCCTCAAAGGTTTTCGATATAACCAACAAATGCGAATGCCGAAAGCAGAACGAGACAACCCGCAACACTCAAGGCACAGTTCACAATTTTTCTTTTCAAGGCTCGGCGCTTGTTTTCCTTAATCCAACCGCCCTTTGGAATATATTCGTTTATATTCATTTTGCTTTAAACTCCGTTAATGTTTTTCCATCAAAAGAAATTTTTACTTCCTTTACTTTCAAAATCTCGTGTTCGCATTGGTCAAGGCCATAGATTCTTTTACATTCAGCAAGCGAGGAAACTATACACTCTTGCTCATTCCACTTGCCGTCTTTACAAAATTCATCACGATATTTAAAACGAATGTGCAGCATTATTTTTTCTCCTTTGCTTCGAGTTCGACCAACCGCTTTTGCAAATCAAAATTCATTTTCTTTAATACTTCGTTTTCTTGTTCAACCATTTTCAGGCGTTCAAATTCGATTTTGGTAATTTGGATAAAATTGGTTTCCGGGTGAAGCGGATATTTTTTATCGTTTGGCATTACTTCAATCCTCATTTTAATTTTTTTCGGTTTCCTGAAAACGGCAACTATTGTGGGCATTGACAGTTTGAGAATTTGGTCATAAGAAACCGCTTGGCCTTGATACGCGAACACATTTCTAAAAGCCAATTTCATGGCATCGAGCGCTTTTTTAATTTGCTCGGCGGTTTCTTGCCGCCGGTCTTCTTTGTACCGCAAGCCATGGCTATGCCTCCATTGTTTTGTTGTTGTTCGTTATACCTTGTATTTCGGGCTTCATCTGTTTAGCGCACTTGATACATGTACATTGTCCGGTCAATGGTGATGCGAAAACAACGTCGTCACCTTCTTGTCCGCAAATATGGCAACGCTTGACAAAATTTTTCTTTGGAATTCTTGTATTGCTCATTTGTCTTTATCCTAAAGTTTCATTCGCTTATGAGCGTTTTTGACGTGGTTGTGAGTGTGGCCGCCTTTCATGCGGTGGCCTACATGTTCATCATCCTTGAGTTCCGCAATCGTACAGCATTCCCAGCTAGCGTAGGACGACCACAATTTTTTAAGCCTTTTTCCATGATAGGCCTTTATTAACTTTTTGAGCCTTTTTCCATGATAGGCCTTTATTAACTTTTTGAGCAGTCCGGGCCTTCCGCGTTTGAGCTCCTTCGTCAAAGAATCCCTTAATTGCATGATAGTCTTGTGTTTCATTTCTTTCCTCCGTTGATTTCGCAATTTTTGATCGCGACACGTTCGCCATCTGCGACTTGTTCCATTTCTCTTCGAATGATGTTCATAAGAAGTCCCTAAAAACGATGAACCAATACCGGCTTCAAGTCGCCGTTTATGGCTTTCAATTCTTCGATAACGGAATTTTCACGGTCTATGTCGCCGCCTACCAATTCCGTCATGTCGTACACGCCCAGCACTGTCTTTGTGCCTTCCGGGATGGTGTAGCCGATAAGGTAACAGTCCAACTTCTCGGATAGCATGACGGCATTTCCTTCGATATTTGCCGCGGCCTGAATTATTTTATCGCGTTTCGTCATTTATACCCTAGTCCTCAATATTTTGATTATAAGCTAGATAAATTCGCACTGTTTGCCCTGATCTGGGCTTCCATGCCGTTTGCGCTTGCGTTTTTTGCCATTTCCTTGTATGCGGCAAGCTGTTCTTCTTTAATCATTTAAGACCTCTTTAATTAGTTTGTGCTATGCCTTTTTGGCATTCTTCGGATTCTTCGCGTTGAAGTCCTGGAGCAAGTACCGCAAGAATTTAGATGTGCTACCGGCAATGACAAGCGGGATGCCGATTCTTGCGGCGGTGTTCTGTGCCTCGGCGAGAAGTTCGCGGTCAATCATGATTGTTGTTCTTTCTTTAGCCATTTTGGTTTCTCATTTTTTTAGATGTTGTGTTTTTGCATGAATTTTTCGCCAATCTTGACGATTTTGTTTACAAATTCCTCGTTGCCTTCGATATTGCAAGTGCGAACCTTGTTATAGTCGGCATGACCGTAGGACGGGGAACAAAAGTAAAGGTGGGTGTGGCCCATCATGGGCACTTTGGTGTAGTTGCTGGGTTTTTCAGTGAGCATACGGCGGAGCATTGCGAGAGAGGCGCCTCTTTCAAGGCTAATGGTATATTTTGGATATACCATTTTAGGTGATGTCTTCTTTTCGCGTATGCCGTACGCCATTTTGTATGCCTTGCGGAAATCACGCAAAGTTGAAGAAAACTTTACAACATAATTGTAAACTTCGGTTTTTGTCGGCGTTCTTTTTAAAGACATTGCTACAAGTTGCCAAACTTTTGTTTTGTCGTTGGCCTTCAATGCGGCGCGAAATGCTTTTTTAGTGAATTTCATTTTTTTACCTCTTGTTTGATTTGTTATAGGTCTGTGGGGTTGCGAATCCCCACGAGCGCTTTAGACCTTATGCAGATGGTATTGTAAGCGAAGAAATAGTTACATGCCGATGTCGAAAGTTGTGAACTCGTCGGTCATCGACTTTCTGAAAAGCGGAGTCTTTACAGTAACTCGGATATTGATTTTTTCAGCTTCGTCGTCAAGTTTTTGCATGACCGCCCAAAAATCTTTAAAATCGAAAGTTCTCAAGAGCGTTCCGTCGTCGAGTTTGACGTAAGCGAAGAAATGGCGTTCATCATCTCCGAAAGTCACTTTGCAATTTGCATGACCGACATTATCGTAAGGTATCGTTTTGAGAAATTCGTCAATCTTCATTTTCTTGATCATTGTGTTATCCTCTTGTTTGTTATTTATGTACATAATATACATAATTTATTGACTATCGTCAAGAGGTAAACCAAAGATTTTTTCTTATTTTTTGCTTACATCATAAAAAAACGTTTTTTTGTGGTGTTTTTACAAACAAAAAGCAACGCCGTGAAGCGCTGCTTATGTGCGATTTTATTTCTTTTTCGATGCTCTAACAGGAAGCGCCAAATCGGAAACGACTTTGGTCAAAGAATCAAGAAATTCTTTGCTGCACGACTTCGGCAAAATTCCTAAGTCCTTTATTCTTGAAAGTCGGTCAACGAATTTTTTTCCATAACGCGACAGTTCGAGCAAATAATGAGTTTTAAGGCGATACCGCCGACTTGCCACCTGAATGGAAGTTCCTTCGACCTTTTCGCCCTTTAGAATTAGTTTATCCTGCTCGGGTGTCCATTCGATGCTTTTACCTCGCTTTGCCATTTAAATTCTCCTTTGTTAGCAAAATGCTTCGATGGTCGCGAGCGTCAAAACATGCCAACCGTAGTCGATATTATTGGTATTAAAATGTTTGTCGAAATTCTGAAGAACGGACGCTGCCATTTTCGATTTAGGATTTTCCAAATTTGCACCGTCTTTTCCAAGCAAAATACCATTTGCCCACGCCATCGCCATTTTTCCGAGGCTCATGGAATCTTCTTTTCCTTCGGTCTTCATTTTCTTAATGCAAGCGAGCGCTTTGGACAAATTCGGTTCCTGACCGCGACCAAAACCGCCCATCAATGCCAAACAGAATTCTTTTGCGTCTTCACTTTCAACTTCGGCACAAACACGATTGGAAAGAATTTTAATTTGTTCTTCTTCGTTTGCCACACCGCTAACATCTTCGAGTGCTACGAGCATCGAGCGCGGGCTTCCTTCGCCAACTTCGATTATCTTGTTAAAGACCGCGTCCGAAATATCAATGTTTTCTTTGGTCGCAACTTCGTCCACCAATTTCATGGAGTCGGATTTGGACAAAGGTTCAACTTTCCATTGAGTCAATCGCGTGGTCAATGCGGAAACCTTTTCGCCCTTGTCTCCCTTGAAGAACTTGTCCGGATTGGTTGTGCAGAAGAAAATATAATTAAAGTCGCCACCATCTTCGCAGGGCTTGAGCAATGCGGATTTTGCTGCCATCGAAAGATTTTGACATTCGTCAAGAATGAAAACATTAAATTTCGAGGTGAGCGGAAAATTCTTCATCGCTTCCTCAATTTCTCGGACATCGTCCACGCCGTTCTTTGTCGAGCAATTTACTTCATCTATGTCCGTGTCTTCAACGCCGAGAAATTCTTTGCTCACCGCTCGGGCGAGCGTTGTTTTTCCGCAACCACTGGCGCCATAAAGTAAAATGGCATGGTTGTGGTCGGGCTTTGCGAAATGAGCCTTAATTTGTTCGATTAGTGCGGTATTGCCTTTCATTTCCGCGAGTGATTGAGGACGATGTTTCTTGTAAAGCGACATTTTAATTTTTCCTTTTTAATTTGTTTTAATAAAAAATTGCCGCCTCTACCCTCGGCGGCATTTGGGTTTTCGTTGTCATTCACAAGTTAATTCGTGAGGCTTACAAATCCCTTAAACTTGTGCCCCACAAATTCGCTTGCTACAAGGTTTCATTTTTCAATGGCAACGAAATTAAATCCATTTCCTACGAAGTCGGCTTTTTTGCCTTTTTACCAACATAGTAAATCAATGTTACACCACTTTCATTTTTGTCTTCGCTGATGTAGCAAGGACCTTCGTAGTGGAACAAAGTATCACCCGAAAACGCGGAAGTCACTGTTACCGTTCTTTCGAGGTCGCCCCAATCCGATTCTAAATTCTTCGTCATTTTGGTGCATGAATTACACCCGGCGAAGAACGCGGAAATCAAGAGCAGGAAAATTAGGATTTTCTTCATTTGTTTTTACTCCTTTTGTTTTTGTATTATAGCAAAATGTGGCAGATTTCAAACATACAGTCACCACAACCAAATTCCGCCTACAAGCAAAATAAACAGAACATCGAGGACGGTGGCGAGCAGGCGGTCACGGAGTCGGATGGCGTTTTCACGCTCGGGGTCGTTCGGTTTGCTTGTTTCAATTCGGTATTGCAAATCTTTCAAAACTTTTTTCGCGTCCATTTAGATACCTCTTTTAGCAATCAAATGTTAGTTTAGTAACATAAACCCAGAAATCTATTTCATCTCTTAAACGCATTGCTCGACCCATTTTAAAAACACCTTTTACATAAAATCTTTTCTTCCCCCGGCGAATTTGGGATTTTGGTATTCTAAACACAAATTCCTTTTTCTTATAGCGAAGGAAAATTCTTACAAAATGTTTGGCAGGCTCATTTCTTAAAATGCTCATGCCATGAATTGCCAAACGCTTTTCGGAGCAGTAACAAGTTTTAGACCATTCGCCGCCCCAAATTTTTTCAAAATCTAAAATCTTCTTCATTTTGATGCTCCTTAATAGTGATTGGTTACTTTGTATTCTCGACCATGCAAATGAGCACTCCAAACAAATTCGCAAGTATCGCAGAAACTGGAAAAACAAAATTCGACAGAATCGGAAACGCCAGTCCAAAATTTGGCGTTCGGGTCGATGTTGTATTCTTTTTGAACATTCATTTTTTACCTCACTTAACGAGACATTTGTTCGTAAACTTCCCATGTTTCATAACGAAGGCCATCACCGTCCCACATAGGACCGCAATAACCCGGAAGTTCCGGTTGGTTGTCAAGTTCGGAACGATGAACACAAGCGCCACGGTTGCGGAGTTCACTCAAATCTTCGCTTTTTCCGTTGGAAAACTTCCACAAGTCTTCAACATTGTAAGTTCCCGCGAGTTTTCCGCCATAAATTCTAGCAATCATTTTAAAGCCTCATTGTTGATGTTTACGATGTAAATATAGCATATTCCTGCCATAAAGGACCAGGTTTGGTCAAAAATAATTGTTATTTTTTTCTTACAATTATTCATTCAAAAAATATGCTCATAAATGCGTTTTCACGGCGTTTTTATATAATGCGATAAATTACACATCAAACAAAAAGCAACGCCGTGAAGCGCTGCTTATGTGCAAATAATCGCTATTTATTACATCGTGCTTAAAGGCGTTTCCCACGGGAAAATAATCCAAGCGCCTCCTAATTTTGTTCGCGAATCTTTGACCGCGTAAAAATCGGGCTTCACTTTTGAGCGTGGTTTATACCAAATTACCGCGATTTTATAACCCTTTTCTTTGTAATGTTCAAGCGAAATTCCCGTGTCTGCAATATCGTCCACAACCACGCAATTTTCACAAGGAGCGAGGAGCAACGGAACATTTAACTTGTGAGAAAGCATTACCGCCGGAACCAATCCACCGCGAGGAAGTCCGAACACGCCAGTAATAATCTTTCCTTCGTTTTTCGACTTGATGTCTTCAGCGAGTTTTTCCACATGGTCATTTAGTTCGTTCCAACTGATGTTTTTATATTTCATTTTGTTTTTCCTTTAGTCGAAGTTGTCAAATGTTTTTTGGAATCCTACCGCTGCCGCTGCTTCGTCTTCGCTTGCTTCCCATTTTGCAATTACGAGTTGGCGAAGGCGTTTTCTCGCTTCGATGTCTCGACCGCAAAGGTCGCGGAGTTCATCGCGAGTCATTTTCTTACCAAAGCGTTTATCGTATTCTTCGGGACAAGCGGGAGCAATTCCTTTATCCGGAATGCCTTCCTTTGCCCATTGTTCAACGATGTCCAAGTTTACTGCTCGGCGACCCATTACTTGGAAAGCAAATTCCTTATATTCTGCCATTTTGTTTGTTTCTTCCAACCAAACGCGAACGGTGTCCAAAGTAGGAATTTCGCCACCCCAACAAACTTCAGTTGTTTTTAACTTCCCATCATCTCCACGCAAATCGTAAAGAAAATCTATGTTGGTCCCAACATTGTCAATTCCGCGAGTGAAGAAAACACTGTAATAAATTTCACGACCGGGTCTTTCCGTTCTTGCTTTGTTTTTAGTTCGAGCGCGAACAACTGAACCAATCCATTTTCCGGCGACTTCGATTTTGTAAACGACCGCCAAATCCAAAATCGTATGGCAATAGTATTTCAATGCCATGCCGCCGCTAACCGTCTTTTGTCCGGGAATGATGCTTCCAATCTTGGCGCGATATTGAGAAGTCAAAATGAGCAAACAATTCTTTTGTTCCAAATCCTCGACATGGTCGGCGAAAAATTGAGAAAGGAATTTCTGTTTGCCCATGTTGTAAGAACCTTTGTTTACAACATCTTTTCCCTGAACCATTTTGCTCAAGCGTTCTTGTTGTGCTTCTTCAGCATTGGCGTCACTGATTGAGTCAAGAGAATCCTGTGCATAAATCGCATATTCTCCGGGCTTCAATCCCGAAAGGAACAAAGTCAAATGAGCGTCCATTTCTTGAACGGTCGTGGAGTGATGGAATTTGATGCTTACGGGCTTCATCTTGCCCTTATCGTCTTTGGCAAAACCTTCAATGGTTTTTCCTTCGCTCGACATTTCAAAACCATACAACTTTTTACAGTCGAATTTATTTCCGTTTTCGCCATCACTGTCCAACCATTTGAAATTCTCACGGTCGCGATAATGGTTGGCGGCAATCATCTCATTTATAACAAATGACTTTCCGCTTCCGCTATCGCCCCAAATTCCTAAAATGGTTCCTGCTTGAATGCCGAAAGTGTTTTTCTTTCCGCCCAAAAGAATATCCAAAAGGTCGCAACCTGTCCGAATATATTTCTTTGGAACTTGTTCGTCTTTTTTGGCGGTCATCGCCTCTTCCAATTTTTTATCTTTCATGTTTTACCTCAATAAAAAAGAAAACCACTTGACTTGTGGTTATGTTGGCTACGCTAATAGGCCTTGCAGGGTCGCAACTCCATCCAACATAAAAAGTCAAGTGGTGAATTATTTTTTAACCGTTCCTTCGAGCGTTGCGGCATGCTTCGTAAGCGTTGCAATTACAACACTTTCGACTGGATTCAAAATCCATGCCGAAGCGAAGACCCGCGGGGCAACCGGAATTGTTAGGTTGTGCGGATTCACTCGGGAAAGAACGAGCAGGAGCAGAATTTGCCGGAGTATTGGTAAAACCAGCGGGTGCCTGTTGGAAACCGTTACTTTGTGCCTGGAAACCATTGTTCTGCGGTTCGCGAGGAGCAAAGTTTTGAGCGGGAGCCTGTTGGAAACCATTATTCGGTTGTCCATAATGAGTGGCGCCTGTCTGCTGGAAACCATTGTTCTGCGGAAGCGATTGTTCACAAGCACGCTCAAATTCCGCCTGCTTCTGTTCTTCGGTGTAATGTCCGGAAGAATTTGTTTGTGTCTGTGCTTGAGCATTCGAGGAACTGAAGTCGTCCGGTTCGCCGCCGTTCATTACTCGTTCCATTTCTTCGTATGTTCCGAAGTTCAAAAGTTCATTCCACGGCAAGCAACGGTCATAAAGCGAATCCGCGGGAAGTTCGCGGCGTTGGAAGAAATTCACTGCGGACGCGGAATAAAATTCGTTTCCGTTGAAAGTATCCTTTGCCGTGTTCACCTTGACGATACAACCGTCCGTGTTCGGACTTGCGAAAGGAACCGGAATTGAACCGTTGCCCATTGCCGTTGCTTGCGCCATCAAGCGTTGAGGGAAAGCAGCGTCTCCTTTTTGGCGTGCAGCACATTCATGGACGAGAATTTTGTTTGTTCCTTCAGGATTGAAGTAATAAAGCATTCGTTCCTTTGGAATAAACGGTTTAATTCGTTCCCAATTTTCTCCGCCTTTGCTGCCATCGTCAAGTTGGTCCTTTCGTTCGCAACACGGACAAGGTTTTCCAATGATGTGCAAACACGGATATTTATGAGGATGCTTGGGGTCTGCAAGGTTCGGGAGTTCGTGAACGGGAACCGCCTTGTAAAACTTGTATCCTGTGGAATCGGGGTCGCTTGCGTTGTTCTTTGCAAGCAGGATGTTAAAGCGTTCTTCATTCGCCGTCCACTTGTGATATTCCATTCCATTCGGAACTTTGTAATAAGGACGAGAGGTGGAAGAATTTTCGCGTGCTTCGCCCTTTGCGACTTCGGCGGCATGAGAAAATTGGTTGCCAAGGTTAAGATTATTTCTATTAAAACCCATGTGAAAAACTCCTTTCTATGTGGTCTAATTTGTCTAGGTTATAAATGCACCCGATATTTTCGAGTGCATTTAATTATAGCAAATGAGGTGAGAAATTTATTTTGCTCATGCTCGTTTGCGTTGCTTTTTCGACTGCGGCACATTGAGCGGCAAATTTTGTTTCAGGGTCGCAATCTCCCGAAATCAAATTTGCTTTAGTCGTAACAATTCGGACTTCATTGTCGATGGAATCGCGCTTGTGAGTCATCGCCGTAACCGCTGCCTTAAGTTGTCCCAAATACTCTTCAGCATCAAGAATTTGGTCCTTAAGCAACTTAATTTCCGGTTCAACGATAAGGGCACAATCGACTTGGTCTTGGGTCATCTTGACCTTTGCGGCATCGGCATTTGCTCGAATCTGAATTTTAAGTTGTGCGGACTTATATTCGAGTTCATTTCTTAAACGGTCGACTTTGTTTTGCTGCTTTGCACATTCGGTGGCATACAAATCATACCAAGATGCTTGCATGAGAACCGCCTGTTCCAAATGGTTTCGGTCGAGCGTTAGGTGTTCAGGTCGAACTTCAATCATTGAATTTTCCTTTGTTTAGGTTCGGTCGAGAAGCGTCTTAATGCGATTGGTGAGAAGGTTCTTCTGTTCGTTAAGCATGGTAATGTTCTGCTTGATGAACATAATTTCCGCTTCGTCCTTGCGTTCTTCCGCTTCCTTGAGTTCGGAATTCTTTGCGTTAATCAAATCCCAAATCTTGTCGCGTTCCATTGCCGCATGGACAATCTTTTCGCTTTCGGTAAGTTCGTGCTTCTTGGGTTCACCAAAAATGCGGTCAATGAGATTATTGGTCTTTTCGGACATATTTTTTTCCTTTTTTGTTGAGTGTTAATTTGTTAACCGAGCGTTTTGGAGTCGAACCAAATATAGCTTAATGATTTATCGCGACCATCATTCCGCACAAAGACCAATTCTTCGTAGGCTTTTCCGATTAGCTTTATCCGCTCGTTTTTATATTATAGCGACTTAGAAAAATTCTGTTTGAAATTGTTTGTCCGGTCTTCTTTGTTCCAATCCGAGTCGTTCTTCTGCGATTTCCAAGTAAGTATCGGAAAGTTCAAAACCTATAAAATTCATTCCCAAGTACTTTGCTACTACTGCAGTCGTACCGCTTCCCATGTACGGGTCAAGTACCAACTTTCCCTTTGCATTTTCTATAGACAAGCAATTCTCTACCAGTTCTTCAGGAAAAGCACAAGGATGCCCGTTTCCTCTTTGAGGCATTATTGACCAAATCGAAGATTTGCTTGCGACTTCACTGGGAATCTCTTTTGCTTCGGCATCAGGTCTCTGCAACCAGTAAATTCTTTCGTCACAATTCCAAAACCTCCAACCTCGCAAGTTAGCAGAAATTTTCCGATTCCAAATTATTTCTTGCCTGATGTTCAATTTACTCTCTTTAATCCAGTATAGAGGCGAGATGAACTTTCCTTCACTATATCTGTTTTTATGATTGTAGAAAATGTGACCGCCAGGTTTTAATATTCTAGAAAGTTCATTTAGAAGATTTATTTGCTGTACTTGATACTCTTCTTCAGAGATATCATCTTTGTAAATATCGTAGTCAATTTTTTTTACGATACCCCCTCCCACCATTTGTTTGTTGTAAGGAGGTGAAGTAACCACGAAGTCAACCGACTCGTTTTCAAGTTGTTTTAAACCTTCGAAGCAATCCATTTTATGAATTTTGTTTATCTGAAGATTCATTTTTAGCCATCCTTTTCCTTAGTTTGTAAGCACGATTCTTCGCACGATGTTTTTCCATCCACACCGGGTCTTGTTTGTGCTTTTCGTAAAATCGTTTTTTCTTCGCTTTCACCTTGTCCGGGTTTTCGTGCCGCCATCGCTTTTCCATAGCGTGAACCTTGTCCGGGTTCTTCTCGCGGTATTCCTTGTTTCTCTTGCGTTCCTTTGCTCGATACTCTTCGATTTCTTCGGGTGTCTTTGGTTTCTTTCGTTTGTTCGGGTTGTCTTTGACCATCGGGAAGACGGGACCTTCGGCAATCCGTTCACGAAGTTTCTTCCAATCTATTCCCTCTTCTTTCGACATTTTGCCCTCGATTCTTTCCTGATTTGTTCGACCATGCGGAAAGCGACCGCGCAAACTTGAGCGAGTTCCTGGACGCAGTGGTCAAATTCTTCGTTCTCGTAAGCGTTCATGGCTTCGAAGATTTCTTCCGTCAAGATGTAGTAACCGAAGTAAGGACCTTTGGAATTTTGTTCCTTGATTGCTTTTTCCAAATGCCCGAAACTCAAAAGCGGCGGCAGCATCTTGTCGCAGAATTTAGGGTGTTTCTTTTTCGCCGACTCGATTTCTTTTTCCACGAGTTCAAAAAATTTCTTCATGCAGGTACTCCTTTAATTAAACGGATTACAAACAAAATTAAAAGACCCAACCAAAAGAAGAGAGCGCAAAGTCCCACGAGGGTAAAAGAATATGGCGACCGCCCACAACCACAAGTCGAGCAATTTTTCTTTTAATTTCTTCATGTTTAAAAATCCCCTTCCGCGACTTGGAGACAAGTGAAGCCCATGCTCCTCCACTTTGCGACCATGGAATTGCGGTCTTCGAAGATGGCGAAGGGCAAAATGTCTTTTCCTGACTTCTCGATGAACTCAACCAAGCGTTCGGGCAACCGGGTGTTCTTCTTCAACCACTCACGTGTCGCTTTGTCGCAACTTTGGCGCCTTCCGGTGCAAAGAACAATCTCGAATTTTTCCGCGAGCGTTTCGACCAAAGTTATAATGGGTTGGATGGGCTCGTCTTCTCCGCAGGCGTTGAAATAACCGTCCCAATCGGGATTTTCTTTTCGAAGGTATTTCTCGGCGCGCTTTGTCCCTTCAGTCAAAGTACCGTCAATGTCCACGAGAATCCACGGTTTCCTTGCGTAGTCGGTCACAACTTTTCCCTCCTCGCCCACTCGGCAATCAAGAGCGCGTCCGCGTCTTTGTGTTTGCGGATAATTTGTTCGGTGGGTCCTCCCGGGTAAAGGCGGCAACCTATGTCCATGCTCGCTTTCTTGAGTTCCTTTCCTTCGCACCCTTCGGGAAGCAACGCCTTCTGCCACTTCCTGGAATCCACGTACATCCGCGGGAACCCGAGTTGCTCGACCGCTATCAAAGTGGCCTCGAGGGAGCGAGCGGCGGAAACCGATGCTTGGAAACGCATGGGGTTAATCATAGGTCTTTCAATCACGACCAGGACTTCCGAAGTCTCGGCGCAACCTTGAATCTCTTTTAGCAATCCCAAAAGACGAGGGTAGTCAATGCGATTTATGTTCTTCTTCGCTTTGGTATAACTTTGTTCTTCTTTGACGGGAGTTTCAAAAATTCCCGGACAAAGGTTTTCACCTACCCAACCGATGGTCCCGGTGACTCCGTTGTCAATACCGATGTAGATTTTATGTGCCATTTATTTTTTTCCTCAAGCTTAAAATGAGTAAGACCAAAATAACCAACCATGAAACAAAAAGCGCATTTATAAATTTATCGAGCATTTTAAAAATCCTTTTTGTTATTATAGCAAACTCAAAACAAATCTTCTTCGCCTTTGTAATAATTGGTAATTAGTACGGAACGTTTTTGAAGATTAAGCCCTTCGAACGGGACGGTCAAATTTACCACCCCCCCTTCACCGTTTCCAACTTGCGTTTTATGGGCTCGTAATATGCGGACGCGCAGTAATAAATAGCATTCTCGAGGTCGATTCCACGTTCTTCGGCTTGATTGAAAACCATCTCCGCCCAATCGTTTTCCGTTTGTTCGGTGAGTTTAAGATTATAAGGTTCTACTTTGTCGTCCAAACCCAAAATTCCATATTTCGCGGACAAAATATAAACTTGATTTTCTCCCACTTTTTCGGAGACATATTTCAACATGGCTTTGAAAAACCAACTTTGATAAAGCAACCGCGCTTTGGTTTTTACCGATGCTTTCGCTTTGCAACAATTTATAAAAGCGACCATAACTTACCCTAAATCCTGAAACCGCGTCTTGCCGCTATTAAGGAAATCAAATCCAAGTCGTCCGCTTGCTTTCCATCAAGCACGGACGCGAGGACTTTCTTTTTGTTGTCGAGCGCTTCCGCCATGTCTTCGTCTATGGTTCCTTTGGCAATCAAGTAGTAAACGCTCACCGGTCGTTCTTGCCCGCCACGATGAAGTCGGTCCTCCGCTTGTTCCATGTCCGTTGAACTGCTCGCGAACTCGGCAAAGGCGACATTACAGCAAACGTCTTGAAATCCGTCCACGCCGGTGCCGCCTGACTGTATGTTGCAAACCATCACTTTGCACTCGGGGTCATGAAGGAATTTTTCTTTCTGTGCTTCGCGCTCCTTGAGAGACACGCCACCATAAATTTTAGCAGGGTGGTATTCTTTCAATTCCGAATAAATTCTATCCACTACATCTCGATGCCATGCGAAAAGCAAAAGTTTTTCATCGCTTTCCAAAAAACATTTTACCCAAGTTAATAATGATTTTTCTTTTACCACGTATGCAGTGCGAGTCAAATTAGCAAGTCTTTCGCGTGCCGCTATTCCTTGCAAATCTGAAATGGTTGCTTCTTCGGTATTGTATTCCGCGAGTTGTTCGGCGTCTGCTTCTAACGGAACAACATCAATAGTTTTAGGCGGCAAATCTTTCATTACTTCGTCCTTTGTTCGCCTCAACATGACCGAAACCAATTTGGCATGTAATTCTTTCGTGTTCCTTGCTCCTTCAAATTGCAGGCCCCAACCGGTGTCTCGGGCGTTTGTATATCGCCACAAATAAGATTTGTAATTCGGGAACATTGTCGGTTCAACGCAAGACATCATAGTCCAAAATTGTGCAGGCCGAGAGCGTGCAGGCGTTCCGCTCATTACTATACATTCAGGAATTACGGCGGACAAATGACGAAACGCCAAAGCCCTTTTAGATTCGGGATTTCCGATTGCTTGCGCTTCATCGCCAATCAAACATTCAAAACCAGTCGCTGCCAACTCGTCTTGCCAATAGGTTAAAATATCCCAATTTATTATATAGGAGCATGATTTGTCCAACTTCCTCGTTCTCGTTCCATACAAAATTTGGACGCGGAAATCACAACCCGGAACTTTAGACAACCAACGCCTAAATTCTTTTTCCCATTGTAATTTGGTCGGAGCATTTACGACTATCAATGCCGGAAAACTTCGGTTGTAACAAATCCAAGCAAGCGACTGTAATGTTTTTCCCGTTCCCATACCATCGCCAAGCGCTACGCGACCATTACGCATGGCGGCAAATTTTAAGAAATCAATTTGATAGTTTCTTAAACCCGGAATTATATTCCTGGTTGGGTCCAAAGTAAAATTCGCTATCAATTCTTTTTGAGTTTCGACCGGGTCCTTTTCAGGAATTTCTTCAGGTTTCAAAGCGAAGTCAATATATTTTTTAGGAATTGGAATTCTACCAATCATTGCCACTTTTACTTCGTCCGTTTTGTTTTCGGATTCAGTCTTGACAGAATTTTTCTTGGTTGCACGCCAACCGCTTTCTTGAAGAGTTTCAAGATTTTCGGGTGTATTTGGAATATACCATTTTTTAGTTTCGTTATCAAAAACACGGCGCGGGATTGCTCGAACAAGTGAAAGCATTCGAGCCCATGCCGTTCGGTCCTTGCTGAACCAAGAAAGTTCAATAACGCCATCTTCCAAAATCGAATAACTACCGAAGCATTTCGGTATTCTTAAATTCATCATAAAGTAACCCCATGAACCTTGTAAAACCAATCTTTCAAAACCAACCATTTATTCGACCACGGGCCAATAAATGAAGGACCAACGCATTTGGTTTCCAAATTGCATTGCTTTATTCTTTCGATGAACTGAACAAAGGAAGAAAGTTGGTAATTGTTTTCGCTGCTTTTTGAAATTAAATTTTCTCGATTCTCGCTCAACCATCTTTTCAAATCACAAACGCCTTTATAAAAATTGACCATCGTATTGAAATCTTTTTGAAACCAAACATCTTTCAAAATTTCGTCAAGTTGTTGGCAAACTTTGACACCAAGTGAGTTTCTCAACATTTTGGGCGTTATACAGTCACC